CTAGCAGAAGCAGATACAGATAAAAGACTACTTACTGGAGCTTTACTAGTACCTAATAAAACCATCTACAGAAAGGATGGTAATGATGAGTACTATATTTACTTTACTAGGGAGACAGTCCGTAAAGCATCTGAAATGTTTTTAATGAATGGCTACCAAAATAATTCTACTTTTGAGCATAAGCTAGAGTTATCTGGTTTAAGCTTGGTAGAGTCTTGGATAGTTGAGGATGAGGTAAAAGATAAAAGTCAAATATACGATATGGACTTACCTCTAGGTACTTGGGTAGGTACTATGAAAGTAACTAATGAAGAGGTCTGGAAAGATTTCGTAAAAACTGGTAAGGTAAAGGGATTCTCAATAGAGGGCTACTTTGTAGAAAAGAGTAAAAAAGAAGAGCTAAGTAAAGAGATAGAAGCTGGACTAGAATTACTTAAGATTAAACAGATGATCCTAGAAGCTGAATTAAAGCTAGAGTCTTATACAGACTATCCAGAGAGTGCTAGTAACAATGCTAAACGAGCTTTAGAGTGGGCAGATAAAAACGGATGGGGATCTTGCGGAACTGATGTAGGTAAACAAAGAGCAAACCAACTAGCAAAAAAAGAGGGTATAACTAGAGATACAATTTCTAGAATGGCTAGTTTTAAAAGACATCAACAAAATAAGGATGTACCATACTCTGAAGGGTGTGGTGGATTGATGTGGGATGCTTGGGGAGGCACTTCTGGTGTAGAGTGGGCTATTAACAAACTAAAAGAGTTAGATGCGTAAAGATAATAAGACACCTAGTAGAACAAGTCCTAAGAGTAGCAAAAGAGGATGTTTGTGTAAGGATCAGCTTACATACTCTAGAAAGTGCTGTGATGGCAGCCTATGGGCACAAGGTATAGGTAGAACAACAAAGCAATTTAACTACTTATTACAAGAAGATGCTTTTTTAATATTACAAGAAAATAACAAAAAAATAATACTATAATGTCAGATAAGAAAATTACACAATTAGATAGTGCTAGTGCTTTAGATGGCACAGAAAATATAGTAGTAGTGCAAAGCAGCAGTACTAAAAAAGGTACAATTAATGATATTAAAAACTACTTAATACCTACCCATATCACTGTTTCTAGCGGTCAAACTGTAAACCTATCAGATAGTCAGTATGCTAATATAAAAATGGTTAAACTAACGTGGAGTGGTGCAAGTGGTAATATGACTTTAAACTTACCTAGTGCATCTAGCAGTACAAATAGAGCTATAAGATTTATATCTAATGGAGGGTTTAATACCAATACTAGAGTTTACTTAACTCCTAGTGGTAGTGATACTCTAGATGGTAGTACTAACTACTATGAGATCAATAAAGAGTATGAGGGTATTTATGTTTGGTGTGATGGCAGTGAGTGGTTTATCATTCAAAAGAAAGCCTAAAAATGCAAAAAAAATAATACAAACGTTATATTAATAAATCAAGACTATGACTCTACAAAAAAGAATATTCTCTAAGCTATCTGACTATAGCAAAAAGCAATTAAGTAAGCAGAAAAAAGTAGACTTAAGTTTAGGAGAAAATCTACAAACTGAAATAGATATTGTTAAGAAAATATATCAAGACTTAAATGATAAGATAGATGAGAGTTTTGTTCCAGTTAGAGAAATAGAAAAACTTATGTCTGAGGTAAATGCAGATATTGATATTTCTAGCTTTATAGATGCTTTACAGAGCTTAGAAGAGTCTTATAATATAGAAGCTGATAAACTAAGAGAAGCAGAAAATGATTTAGGGATTACTATACCTAGACCAGCAGTTTTAGATAATGCTGTTAATGAAATTGCTAAACTACAAGATTTAGAGGAGCAAGTAAGAGCAGATGTAAATGAGTATAATAATTATTTAAAAATGTTATTCAACTAATATAATATGAACACTAAAAATACAGTATTCAGTAGGCTGTTTGATGCAGATAAGCATAGAGAGCTGAAGCTAAAAGCAGAAAAAAAATTAGAGTTAGGCTTAGTAAATGAGCTAGACTACGAATTTGACTACTTACAAGAAGAGGTAGGTCGTTTATCTTATTCTGTAGATGAGTGGTTTGACGAGAAGTTTGATGTATGGTTTGAAATAAGTAGAGAGATTTATTCTGTATATTTTCAAAACAGTGAGACTTTTTTAAGCCCAGAGGATTTGGCTAATGATAAAGATAAGCTAATGCAGATTAAAGAAAAAGCTGAGGAACTAGGATTAGATGTTTCAGAAGTTTATCCAAACTATGAAGAACACATAAGAGAAATAGACTATCTAGCAGAACTAGAGCAGCGTTTCATTATGCAACAACAACAATTTAGAGACGCAAGTAAAAGCGTATAAACTATGAACACAAAGAAAACAGTATTTAGCAAGATAGCTAAAGGGATGCCTAAGAAACAAGTTAAGCTAGGCTTAATAGATAACTTTAATTATGACTACCAATATTTAGATGATCAAGCTGGATTATTAAGTTATTTGGCTTATGAGTGGCACGATGAGGCTTTTGAAGAGTATCGTCAAGCGTGGATAAAGTTAAATGATGAATATACTCATAATGGAAGTACAGTAGTTAGATTTGAAGATGTAGAGGGAGATATGCAGTTACTAGAAGAGATTAGAGTAAAAGCAGAAGAGCTTGGTTTAGATCCTAATGATGTTTATGATACTTATGATGCTCACTTAGAGCTAATAGAGTCTGTTAAAGAGGCTGATGATCAGTATAAAAGAAATGAGATGCAGTTTAGAGACTGGTCTTAATATTAATTAATAAATAAATATATATGAAAACGACAGAAATGTTATCTAAGATTAAAGCTCTATTGAATACTAACGTAAAGTTAGCTCAACAGACTTTAGACAATGGTACAGTTATCGAAGCTGAGTCTTTTGAGGCTGGTCAGTCTGTTTTTATTGTTACTGAGGATGAGCGTGTAGCACTTCCAATCGGAGAATACAAGCTAGAGGATGGAAGATCCCTAGTTGTAGAGGAAGAGGGAGTTATTGCTTCTATTGGAGAAGCCGAAGCACCAGCAGAAGAAGTAGTAGTAGAAGCTGAAGAAGAAGTTATCGAAACTGAAGTACCAGAAGAAGTAGCTCCAGAAGTGGAAGCTATCGTACAAGCAGTAGTTGATGTAGTTGCACCAGCTATTGAGGAAGTAAAGGAAGAGTTAAAAGAGCTTAAGAAAAAGTTTGATGATTCTTACGGAAAAAAAGAAGAGAAAAAAGAGGAGATGTCTAAAAAATTCAAGCATAGCCCAGAAAGAAGAGCCTCTAAAAAACAAGAGGTAAAATTCTCTCAAAACAGAAACGAAACTACTCTAGATAGAGTATTAAGACAATTAAATAAATAATAAAAGAAATGAAAAAGACTAATCTTTATGCTGGTAATGGTAGTGTAAACACTATTACCTCAACGTATGCTGGAGAATTTGCTGGAAAGTACATTGCTGCAGCACTTTTAAGTGGTAAGACTCTTAACGATGGAGCTGTCACTATTAAACCTAATGTAAAATACAAAGAAGTTATCAAGAAAATCGCTTCTACTGGTATTGTTGCTAACGCTTCTTGTGATTTCACAGAGACTGCTGATGCTTTAACACTAACAGAAAGAATCCTTGAGCCTACTGAGTTGCAAGTAAACCTTGTTTTGTGTAAGGCTGATTTTCGTAAGGACTGGGAAGCAATTCAGATGGGATATTCTGCTTACGATTCTCTTCCTCCAGCGTTTTCTGATTTCTTAATCGGTCACGTTGCTTCTAAAGTAGCTGAGCAAACTGAGCAAAACCTATGGGGTGGTGCTGGAGATGGAACTAATGGTCAGTTTGATGGTTTCACTACTCTTATGGCTGCTGATGGAACAGTAAATGATGCTGCTAATGGATCTGAAACTTCTTTCACTTCTACTAACATCGTTTCTCTTTTAGGAAACGTAGTTGATGCTATTCCTTCTGCTGTATATGGTAAGGAAGATTTAACTATCTACCTACCGACTATCGCTTTACAAGCTTATGTAAGAGCTTTAGGAGGATTTGGAGCTCAAGGTCTTGGTGCTGCTGGTACTAATGATCAAGGATCACAGTGGTACAATATGGGTAATGCTTTAGCGTTTGAAGGGATTAAAATCCAACACGCTCCAGGTATGCCAACAGATCACATTGTAGCTGGAGAAGCTTCTAACTTGTTCTTTGGAACTGGTTTGATGTCAGACCATACAGAAGTGAAGCTCGTAGACACTAGCGAAATTTTAGGAGATCAAAATGTTCGTGTCATTATGCGATACACTGCTGGTGTACAGTATGGAATTGGTAGCGATTTAGTGCTATTGACTCTAGCTTAAGAAATAGAATATTAACATATTAAAGGGGTGGGTTGGAATAGTCTTACCTACCCTTTTTCTTTAAAAAAAAATAATAATATGGCTTGTAATTTAACAACTGGTCGGTCAGTACCTTGCAAGGATAGCGTTGGTGGTATTCAAGCGGTTTACTTTGCAGACTTTGGGACTATGGGGACTTTGACAGTTACTGCTGGAGAAGTTACTGCTTTCGGTGGTACTCCAGATTTCTTTGAGTTTGATGTAAAAGGAAACTCTAGCTTAGAGCAAACTATCACAGCTTCTCGTGAGAATGGGACTGCTTTTTATGAGCAGACTCTTAATTTGACTTTGACTAAATTAGATAAAGCAACGCAAGAGGAATTAATCCTTTTGGTAAAGGCTAGACCTCACGTTGTGATTAAGGATTATAATGGAAACTATCTTATGGTAGGTGCATCTCACGGAGCAGATTGTTCTGGGGGGACTATTGTAACTGGAGCTGGAATGGCTGACTTAAGTGGCTTTACTTTGACTATGGCTGCTCAAGAAACACTACCAGCATACTTTGTAGATGCTACAGCTTTTGAGGCTGAAATTAGTGCTTCTAAAATAAATCCATAATAATTAAATGGTTTATAAAAGGCTATCCTTAGGGGTAGCTTTTTTTTTACACAAAAGTTAGTAATACTACGTTATATTAGTATGAAGATTATAGGGACTAGTGGTACAAAAACCTTTAAGGTAATACCTAGACAATATATAGATGGTCAGATACAAGTAAAACTGACTAACGAAAGTACTAGAGGTGTGGTAACTGTTTCAGCTACAGCATCTACAGACCACGATTATATGAGTTTTGAGGCTGTATTTGGTACATTAAAGAAAGATGTTTACTACACTATGGATGTGTTGTTAAATGGAGCGGTTATATACAAAGACAAAGTGTTCTGCACTGATCAGACTATTAACCAGTCTAGCAATGATTACTACGATATAAATGAAAATGAGTACACTACAGAGGATAGTTACGATAACGATTATATAATAATATGAGTATAAGAATAGTAAATTTGAATACCTACACTACTCCAGAGGTTAAGGAGTTTAAGAATAAAGAGTGGGTAGCGTATGGGGATGATAATAACTACTATCAGTATTTGATTGATATGTATAATGCTTCTCCGACTAACAATGCTGCGGTAAACGGAATTAGTCAAATGATTTTTGGTAGAGGTTTAGATGCCACAGACAATAGTCAGAAACCTAATGAGTATGCACAAATGAAGTCTTTATTTAAAGATAGCTGTGTTAGAAAATTAGCTTATGACTTAAAGCTTATGGGACAGTGTGCGATGCAAGTTATATACAACTCTAATCACACTAAAATAGTAGAGATAGCTCACTTCCCTATAGAGACTCTTAGAGTAGGTAAAGCTAATGAGGATGGAGAAATAGACTCTTATTTTTATATGGCTGATTGGGATGATATAAAGCCTAATGAGCAGCCAGAGAGATTTAGTGCTTTTGGTACTTCAAATGATGCGATAGAGATATACTGTGTAAAACCTTATAGAGCTGGATTTTATTACTATTCTCCAGTAGACTATCAAGGGGGTTTACAGTATGCAGAGCTTGAAAGCGAAATAGCTAACTATCACCTAAACAATATCCAGAACGGACTCAGTCCTTCTATGATGATTTCGTTTAATAATGGAGTCCCAGATGAGGAGACTCAAGAAATGATAGAGAGAAAGATAAGAGACAAATTCTCTGGTACTAGCAATAGTGGAAAGTTTATTTTAGCTTTTAATGATGGCAAAGAGAATGAAGCATCTATAGAGCCAGTGCAACTTAGTGATGCACATCAACAGTATCAGTTTCTTAGTGAGGAGAGTCAATCCAAAGTAATGGTATCTCATAGAATTATCAGCCCTATGTTATTAGGTATTAAAGACAGTACTGGACTAGGGAATAATGCGGATGAGCTTCGCACAGCTAGTATTTTAATGGATAACACTGTAATTAAGCCCTTTCAAGAGCTTTTAATCAATGCCTTTGATGATATACTAGCCTTTAACGAGATAGTGCTTAATTTGTACTTTAAAACGCTTCAGCCTTTAGAATTTGTAGACTTAGAGAATGCTATGACTAAAGAGCAAGTAGAAGAGGAGACTGGGCAGAAGTTAAATACACACTTAAAATCTCCTTGCTGGGATGGATACGAGCAGATAGGAACAAAGATTAAGGATGGTAAAGAAGTCCCTAACTGTGTACCTTTAGAGGATATGGATAAAATGAAAGAGGATTTATACGATGCTCTTATGAATATAGAGGATGAGGATTTGTCTGACTACGAGCTGATTGATGAGAGACCAGCTAATGAGTATGATGACCTTATACATAAAACACTAAACTTCGCTAGTGCAGTATCTAGTAGCCCTAACAAAGTAAGTGAGCAAGATACAAGCATATTAAAGGTGAGATACGTTTATACTGCTGGTAGAAGTACTGCTGGAGCTAGTAGAGACTTTTGTCAGAAAATGATGTCATCTAATAAAGTGTATAGAAAAGAGGATTTAGATAGCTCTGATCCTAACTATAACGGAAACGCTAACAATGTTAATGAGGGCTTTGGTTTAGATGGTGCTGACAACTATAATGTATGGCTATACAAAGGTGGGGTTAATTGCTCACACTACTGGATGCGACAAACGTATTTAAGAAAGAACAATAAGAGAATATCTGTATCAGAAGCTAGAGCTAAGATTATGGAATTAGATCCTAGTCTAAGAAGTGAAGCGAGAATAGAAACAAACGAGCCAGAGGTCGCACAGATAGCCTCTGCTAAAAACAACTATTGGAGAAAATAATATGGCTACAGTACTATTTATAAAAAGGTCTGATATTGTTAAAAACAGTATTATTGATGGTGGAGTGGATACAGATAAGTTTATATACTTTATTAAACTTGCTCAAACTATGCACGTTCAGAACTACTTAGGGACAAAACTATACGATAAGATTACTAATGATATAGCTTCTAATACCTTAAGCGGAAACTATCTAAACATAGTAAATGAATATATACAGCCAATGCTTATACACTTCGCTATGGTAGATTATTTGCCTTTTAGTAGCTTTGAGTTAAAGAATGGAGGGCTAATGAAGCATACTTCTGAGAATAGCCAAAACGCTACAAAAGAAGAGGTAGACTTTTTAGTACAGAGGCATAGAAATTTTGCAGACTTCTATACTAGAAGATTTGTAGACTATATGAGTTTTAACAGCAGTTTGTTTCCAGAGTACAATTCGAATCAAAATGACGATATGTACCCAGATAAGGAGGCTAATTGGGTAGGTTGGGTGCTTTAATATGGAATATAAAATAAAGAAAGAGAATCTTAATAAGATCATTAAGTATCTTA